GTCCGCAAGCCAGGGGCCGGTGCCGCCGATCCAGTCGGGGGTGTGGTTGGCTGCCACCGCCATGACGTACGGCGCGCACTCGGTGAACAGGTAGTCCGTCCCGGTGTTCGTCGCGCCCAGCCGACCGACCACTGACTTCGCCAGGTAGTTGACAAAGAAGTCGGCGAGTTTGGTTTGCGCCGTGGTGCCGATGGGCATCTTCGCGGCGGTTGCCCAGCCGAACACGCCCACGATGAAGTCGTGCATCCAGGCGGCAGCCATGTAGCCGGTCGCTGCCGCAGCCTGCCCGCCGCTGAACTGCGTGGAGTAGTCCAGGTTGTTGGCGATGAAGCCAAGCGGGTTGTTCGCCTGCTCGATGTAGCGCGCGTGGTTCTGATTGATGACCGCAACCCACGAGGCGATGAACTGCGCCTGCAGGCCAGCCGCGTCACCATCGGGCGTCGCCATCACAGCCGTCATCAGCGTGCGCAAGACCCAGGCCATCTGGCGGGTCTGCACCGCGCCGGACAGAGGCTCGATGGTGCCTACGCCGAAGCCGCGGATCGAGTCCGCCAGCCCGATGTAGTTCATGGTGGCGGCGAACTGCACCGTCTCCATGTGGAAGTAGCGACCCGTCAGCAGGTAGGCCAGGAAGCCCAGCGACGGGTGGTGCGCCTGATCCCAGTCCGGGCCAATGGTGCCAGTCGAGGCAGTCGGGACGTCGCCAGTCGACGACGAGTCAATGGACAGGTGCGGGTGCGATGCGAACAGCAGCGGCCGGTTGGTCGCCTCATCGCGGTAGTGGATGGCGTAGCGGCCGGCGCTGTAGCCGTTGCGCTGCACCGCAGCATAGGCGCTCGGCGCCGTGGTCGTCAGGTACAGAACATCATGCTGGGGCAGCAGGCCGATGGGGCTGGCAAAGCCCGTCGATTCCATCGCGTCGCCGCTGTAGTCAAAGCTGCCCTGCTGCAGCGGCGTGAACGTGGCCGGCAGGGAGGTGACCAGCGAGTTCGCCGGGTCGACCGTCGCCATGTAGGTCGGCACGACCTCGGTGTTCTGGAGATACGCCTTGTTGTGCGTGATCGTGACCGCCGGGTCAGTGGCGAGCCAATAGGACAGCGCAGTGCCTGACACCAGCGGCGTGCGGCAGCGGCAAGGCAGGTCGATCGCCAGCGTGGAGCGGACGGTGCCACCGCCAGTGCCCAGCGTGAAGACGTAGCTCGCGGCCTTGTTGACCGGGCCGGCGACCTTGATGTAGCCGTTTTCGATCCACGGCAGGACTTCGACCGCACCGCCGGCGTACAGGCGTACCTCGAGCCAGCCGACCAAGTGCGCGTCCGATCCAACCGGCTTGCGGTAGATCCACGACGACATTTGCGGGCCGCTGACGTGCGTCACGAATGGCGTGTCCCAATCGGTCGTGGCCCATGAGACCGTGCCGAACGAGCCGCAGGCGATCGACGCCGTGACACCCGTCGCCTTCAGGTCAGTCGTTGTCAGCGCCGTTCCGGTGGCGGACGTGCCCAGCGACAGCGTCACCGTCTTGGGCGTGTTGGCGGTCAGCGCCACCGAGCCAGACAGGATCGCGAACTTCAGCGAGCCATCCGGCCACGCGTTCATCGGCGTGACCTGCAGGCTCGTGACCTTGTCGGCCACGACCCCAGAGCCCGAGGGGATGTCGCCCTGGGCAAACGCGAAGCCTGCGGTGAATGGAGCGGTCGCCGTGGCGGTGCTCGTGAGCGTGATCTGCTTGGCGCCGCTGGTGACAGGGATCGTCAAACCGGGGGACGACGGCGCCGGAGCGGGTGCAGGCGTCGGACTCGGCGCGGGCGTCGGGGATGGAGCAGGAGAAGGGGTCGGCGTCGGGCTTGGCGCTGGTGCGGGAGAGCCCGGAATCACAATCCCTGGCGCCGTGTAGGTCAGACCATTGATGGTCAGGGACAGCGCATTGCCCGCGTCCAGCGCGACTTGCAGGTAGGTCGACGACGTCGCGCCGCTGATCGGCACGCCGTTGCGGTTCCACTGGTAGCTGGTGGCAGTCCATCCAGTGGCAAGCGTGGCGGTGAAGGTCGAGCCGACGCCAGGCGTTCCGGTCACAGCCACAGGGGCGCCCCCACCGAGCACACTACCGACGAGGGTCTGAACCTGGGCGCCCGAGTTGTCGCGCGTCAGCAGCGTTGCGGCGCCGGCCGAGTCAACAGCCACACCAATGCGCGGCGTGATCGTCGAATTCGCGTCGACGAAAAACGCCTGTGCAACGGTCATGCTGGCCCAGATTGGTCGGAGAAGTCGAGGATTGGTCTGGCCCTGCACCGGCAACCCGGAAGCAACGCTGGGCCGCCATACACTGACTCGCCGTACATGTCGCCGATGTACGGCGGATCATCTAGGCTGCAAATCTTGCCGTTGAGGCGTTGGTGGATCGCGCGTGGCTCCTTGGAGCCGTTCGTGTGGATCCACTCATAGGTCTTCACGCCGATTTCGCGCATCCGCTGAGCGTTGATGCTTGAGTAGCTCTTGCGTGTCTGGTCCATCGCCACGTTTCGAGCGTGCCGAATGTTTCCTTGGTACTGCTTTTCCAGGAAAGGCACCAAGTCTTGCAGGCCGTTGCCGCTGGTGATCGACCGCGAGACCGCGCCCTGCACGTTCGTGAGGTACTTTGCAGGGATCAGCTTGATCAGGCTCACCGCCTCGGTGGTCGAGGCGTTGATGATGTCCATCAGCGCCGGCGTGATCTTCGAAGCGTCCAGCGTGACCGCGGCGCTCATCTGGCGCAGGCTCATGCCGAGCGTGATGCCGGAGTTCTTGACCGTGCGGTCCATCATCCGCTTGGTCGCCTTCTTGGCCCACCTGGCGAACAGCGGCTCGTACTTGTCCATGATCGCGTTGAGCGCGACCCGGGCCCTCGTGCTAGTTCCGGCTGGCAGGTCGCCAACCTCGTCCATGGCACTCAACGCCTCACCAGCGAATACGGCTTGCATCGCCTTTTTGGTGTCGTCGCACATGCGGCGAACCAGCGTGAGGATGACTGCCGTGTACTCCTGCTCAATCGCGGCGTTCGGGCTCAGGACGGAGCCGCGCTGGGCGTCAGGCCCCGGGGCGCGAGTCTTGGGCGGCGTCATCGTCGTTGAGGTCGGCCTCGAGCTCAGGATCGGGCGGCGGCGTCAGCTCGAGCGCCGCATAGCCGCTGGCCGGGTCGCGCTTCAGGCGTTCCTGTTCGTTCTCGGGCGAAATGGCGCCGGACTGGACGAGCACCGCGCCGGTGTCGGCCTTGACCTTGTTCATGTTCGCTTGCTCTTCGGCCGTCGGCGTGTCCAGCGGACGCCATTCGACCGTGAGGTCAACGTCCTTGAGCTCAGGCACTTCCGATCGGCTGGCCAGCAACAGGTGGCGCTCGACAAGTGGCGTCAGGTCGTGCGCCTGGATGCTCTCGAGCGACTCGTGGTAGCTGGCCTCTTCGTACTCGCCGGTGGAGTTGAAGCCTTTCGGCACGGTGCCCAGGAGCTTGGTCGAGGGCATTTCCGCCTGGGCTGCGACGATCTGGTATTGCGTCATGATGACGTTGTCCAGGTCGCTGAGCGAGGTGTCGAACTGCTGGAACTCGTCCTCGCCATGCTGGCCGAGCTTCATCGCGTAGTTGTCGCGATATGCCACCCAGTTGTTCAGGCGCTCCAGGGCATCGTCGCCAGCGCCGAGGATCTTGGGCAGGTCGGTGAGCCACACCGTGGTGCGCTTGGTCTGGACCAGCTGCGGGGCCTCGTTGGCGGTGCGCTCGGCACCGTAGACCCGTTCCATGATCCGCTGGGGGAGAGGGATGCCGCCGTACATGTACTGCGGCTTGAGAAGGTCAGGCAGGTCGCCGTTGCGAAAGATGATCAGGTGCGAGCGGTGGTACTTGGTGCCGTTGATCAGCCAGTACGTCGGCTCGTAGAAGTGCTCGGTGTCGGGGCGTGAGGCCGCGGCGACGTCCATCTGCGGCGAGCACCAGTACGGGTCAACCTGCACCATGCCCTTATAGGAGCCACGCGTCACACCGTCCGGGTTGAACGGGTTCAGGTAGTAGTCCTGGTCGGTGCTCTCGACCTTGAACAGCACGATGCGCACGCCGAAGATCCGCCCCTTGCGGACGAACTCCAGCATGTTGGCGTTGAGCCGCATCCGGCGGTTGACCTTGTGGAGCTTCTTGAGCGCCTCGGGCTTGATGTCGTCGCCGTCCACGTTGACGATGTCGAAGCCCTGCCGGATCGCATCGCGCGCCGGCATCGTGCAGGCCTTGTCGATCAGCCAGTGCTGGGCCAGGATCGCCGCGAGCTGGTAGCCGATGAACGTCTGCGAGGCGTACCACATCGCCAGAACTTCTGGGATGTTCATCGCCTGCGCTTGGAGCTTCAGGGCGATGCCACCGTTGCCGCTGTCGTCCATCGCGTGCTCGGGCGTGGAAAAGCGCGGCAGCTTGGTGATCAGTTGCCTGATCGCCTCGCCAACGGTCGCCTTCGCCTTTTCGCGGTCGCGCGATGCGCGATGGGTACTCCAGACTGAAGACTCGTCGGAGTCCGTCTTGGCTTGCGCCTCGGCCTGGGGCGCCTCGCGCCGGCCGAATGCCCAGGAGAGCATGCCCATTACGAAAACCAGCTGCGGCGCTGCATGACGCCGGGGATGAAGGCCATGATGAAGGCATCCGCGATGTTCGGCGATGCGATGCCGCGGTCAGCCAAATCCTGCTTGCTCTCGACCATGACCTTGCCGTTCTTGTCGTAATCGCGCAGCGGGGTGCAGAGTTCTTCCATGAGCTTGTCCAGGTTCGGCATCGCGCTGTCGATGAAGATCATTTCGTCTTCTTCGAACTGCTGGCCATTGCGCACGGCGTTGTAGGTGTTGCGGAGGCGGTCGGCTACGAGCCACCAGGCCTGCGCCTTGATGTTCGAGAAGAAATCCTTGTTCAGGACTTGCGAGTCGCCGTACTTCGAGTCGGGCTTGTAGACCTTGCCGCCGGCAAAGAACTTCTCGTGCTCGACCTTGAGGCCGGTATCGGCATTGATCTCGTTGAACTTGGCGCCAGCCGTTGCGCCGACGCCGATCGCGTCGTAGATGACCTTAGCGCCGCGGGCACGAGCCTCGGAGTGCACCTTCGCGCAGGACTTGAGGAGCTCGTCCTCCTTGCCGCGCCATTCTTCGCACCACGTGGCGAGTGGGCCCTTGGCCTCGACCATGGCGCAGTTGTCTTCGCCCGCATCGGCGATGTCGAAACCCAAACGCGTTGAGCCAGTGATTTCGATTCCGAGCTTCTTGTGCGCATCGAGCGCGGCCATGAGCCATGCACGCTTGATGACCGCCTTCTCGTCATTCTCGTCCGGGTTGCCGCCGTAGATCAGCAGGTACTTGTCGGGATCCTTGAGCTTCAGCGCCTCAATGATGGTGCGCATCGTGTCCGACAAGAACGGGTTCTCGTCGTAGTTGATCTTGCGCACCAGCGTGTTTGGCGGCGGGCTCAGGACGAAATGCTTGTAGGCGAAGTCTGTGGCGAGCTTCGGGTTGAAGATCAGCCAGACCTGCGAGCCTTGCTTGCGAATCGTCGCCTCGAGGATGTCCCACTGTTCTTCGGTGAGGTAGTGGCCCTCCTCGATCCAGAGGATGTCGATGCCTTCGAGCGACTTGACCTCAGCGATGTTGCGCGCCAAGCCGTAGAACAGGAACTCAGTGCCGGTGACCCTGTTCGTAATCTTGTTGTTCAGGATCTCGAAGCGGCTTGAGAGGCCGAACCGCTCGATCTGGATCTTCAGGAGCGCGTACACGCTCTCTTCGATCTTGTTCTGGAACTGGCGGGTACAGAGGATCCGCAGCTTGGCCGAGTTCGCCAGGAAGGTGGCGAAGCCCGCAGCGTCCCATGACTTCGATGATGCCCGGCCGCCATACAGCACCCGATTGCGGATGCCTTTGGCAGTCCAGAAGTCCCGGAGCGCCGGGTTCAGCTGGGGGCGCGAAGTAACGAGCTCAGTTGCCCCCATAGAAGAAGTCCAGCCCCTGCGGCACGTTCGACCCGTCTTCTGCGACCTTGCCCTTGTTGGCGGCTAGCAGGTTCAGGCCGATGTGCGCCTGATCGTTCGCGACCTTGCCGATCGCCGCCACTGCTCGAAGTTCGTCCATCGAGTTCATGGGATCAGCGTCATCGATGCGCTGAACCAAGCCATGGGCGATTCCAGCCAGGCGGTGCGCGGTAGCCATACCGTACTTGGCGGCGCCAGCCGCATGGGTCGAGATTGCTCGCAGTTCATCAGCGAGCGTCAGGGCTGAAAGTTGGTCAACCGCCGGTAACTTACCAATGTTGTCTAGTGCGCTAACTAGTTGATTGGCAACGGCTTTTACGGTAACTATCCGCTCCCCGAGTTTCTTGATGATCGCCTGCTTGGAGATCTTGAACTCGCGCGCCAGAGCGTCGTACGTCTCGCCGTTCAGGCGGCGGCGTTTCACTTCCTCCCATTGGGATTCTGTGAGTTTTGAGGGGCGCCCCATGGCCCTACTCAACAATCATGCGCGCGGCGCAGACTAGGAGACGACCAACTGCGTCAGGCCAGTGCCGCCGTTACCGCAGGTCGTGGGGACGAAACGGATGGTTCGGATGCCCCTGGCCAGTGTGACGGTGAGGGGGTTCGACACGGGCAACGCATCAGCGGAAGAACCGGAGTTCCAGCCCAGGCCGCTGGCCGGCACTGTCGAAGTGCCCAGGCTCGTGCCGTTGCTCGAGTTGGACGGGTCGAGGTAGAGCGCGATGGGATTGGCCACGTGCGCGCAGCAGTCCAGCGTTAGGGTGTAGGTGCCCGTCACGTTGATCGGCACCACGATGTCGACGACGTGACCCGTCTCGAACCAGCCCAGCAGGCCGTTGATGACGACCTGGCGAGTTGAGTATTGGTAGTGCGCCGTGAGCGAGTAGGTTCCCGCATCTGCCCCGTTGATGTTCGAGTAGGTGATCGTGCTCGGCTGATAGGCAATGAGCGCAGCGTACTTAGGCGAGGAGGTGTCGGCATAGGACTGCAGCGCCGCCCAAGCACCCTGCGCGCTGTTTCCGAACGCGCCTGGCGTGAGGGAATAGAAGCAGAGGATCTCGCCGCCGTTGGAGTACCAGAGATTCAGCAGGTCATGGCACAGCGCCCCCATCCGCGCGTCGGTATGGAGAGCAACCTCAAATGTCGGGCAATTCTGAGTGTCAGGGCCTGCTTCGTACGCCATCGGGTGCAAGCCATACAGCTTGCACATATAGACATGGCTGCGAATCTGACCGTCCGTCGCGCTGTTCAGCGTCGTATTGAGCGACGCGAAGACAGCATCGTTTGTCGACAGCCCCGTCGGTGCCGAGACGTACAAGCCAACCGAAGTGCCGTAGAGCCATGTCGCAGAGCCCCCATTGAGGGCCGCCGCATACTGATACTCGATGGGCTGGGATTGGCTGCCGTTGGCGCCTTCGCCGCCGTACAGCGGCCCCAAATTCATGATGAAGCGGTCCTGCGGCCGGATCGCGCTCCAGGTCTGCCAATCCTGATAGAGATTGCGCACGTAGTACTTGAGACCGGCCTGGTAGACGGTGGGCGATTGCCCATCGATCAGCAGAGTCGACGACACATTG